GTTCACGGATGGCACCATCCACTTTGGTCTTGATTTCTTCAGGCTGTGCAGTGAGATCCACCAGCACACGATTGCGTTCGTAATCATCTTTCACACGATGTTCTACGCCGTTGTGGTCTGACCAGCGTTGCAGCATGAGATTGTTCCAAGAAAAGCCGCGGGTCTTGCGATCTTCAAATGCTTCGCGCAGACCCACTTTGTTTTTAGTGCCTTTTTCGCGCACACCCGGGTAAGCAGAGAACACATTGTCACTGGTATCGCCGCGCATGCACTTCTCAAACAGCAGCCATTCTGGGTCGGGGATCACTTTGTCTGTCTTGGTCTTTTTGTCTTGCACACGCCGACCCTTGGCATCAAAAATGCCTGTAACCGTATGTAGTTCATCGGTTATGCCATTATATTGGCTGACATTGGGTGCTAGTAATTGCACAAAATCTGTATCTGATGAGATTATATAATGCTCGTCCTGTGGATGCAAAGCAATCCAACGAGCAATGATGTCGTCTGCTTCGGCTTCTGGGTGTCGGATAACGCTACAGTTGGTGCTTTCAGCCAAGTATTTAGTGAAGCTATCATAGGTCTCCCAGAACAGTTTGTCCTCTTCTTGTTCTGTTGCGCTGAGTGCAGCACGGGCCACAGAGCGATTTTTCTTGTAGGGCTCGTAGTAGTCCTTGCGCCAGGAACGACCTTCCAGTGCAAAAACCACATGGTCAGCGGAGAATTTCTTATGCACTTTGTTCACTGAACTCATCACAATGTGCAAAGCATAGCCTAGTTTTTCCCACGCATCAGCAGCACGGAAAACCGAATGTCGGGCACGGAAAAAAGTATTTGCTGTGTCAATCAACAGATATCGCATCGGGTTTCCATATGTTGTTTTCTATACAGTATTGTAACACAAAGTCAGCCCAAAAGCAATGGGCTGTTTCACCAAAATGCCATGATTCAGAATTCACTGTGGTGAAATCGGCTTCGCGCAAGATCTGATCGTATGTGTATTTGGAATAAGGTGCGATATATGCATTGTTCCAATCAGCTTGGTGCCAGACACCGTTACGAATTCGATCAAATGAATTGTTGCCGTTAAAGAACACATGCGGGATCTTTGCTGCATCTAGATCCAGGTGCAACTGCCATATTTCATCGTGCCAGTATTGCTGGCACCAAGTCCAATCTACACCGACTACAAATCGCTTGTATTGATCTGCCAGTTCTTCAGGAACCCAATCTAGCCCCGAACTACCAACCTGTAAGTATTCACCATTGTGTAACCATTCTTCTCGTTCCCAGGTGCTCCATTGGATCACTGCTAGTGCAGATTCCCAAGGCACCAAGTTCTTCATCCATTCGCGTGTGGTTCGTAAAATGCGGAAGTTAGATGCGGCGGATTCAGCATCGCATATCAATCGAGCATTCAATCGGTTGGCCAGTTGTTGTCCCCAACTCACTTGAAGATTTGCAGGGTGTGGTCTTCGACCTAGTTCAGGATAGCCATCGTCTTCGGCAAAGGCTGCTGGACTCACTGCTTCGGCGGCAGCAGTATGGCTATCGCCATTAACATAGAGAATCATATATCACTGTTGCCCAATATTGATGACCATCTTCCATTGGATGTCCAGTTGGGTCAGATTTAAAATTTTTACAACTATCTCGCATGGTATCATTTGGCCACCCTATCCAGTTGGCTTGATCAACTTGTTCGATAAGATTTTGGATCAACTGTATATTGTGATCACGTGCGTCAAATGGTGGGAAAGGCAAATTTTCAAGTTTAAAAAATTCATAAGAATCTTCACAAAGTTTAGCAAGATAGTTCTGATCAATGATCAACGGTTCGAGTGCAAAAAATTGTTTCAATTTTATTTTTTTCTTCTCACACAACAGCTGAAGAGTAATGATATCACACAGCAGATTTTTAACCCAAACAAACTGATTGTAATGCCATTGGTAAAATGTAGTTTTAAAATCTCTAAGATATTCTTCAGGAGGATTGCTTTGTAAGGAACTATCCTCCAGACTTATACCACTGGGTATGATCTTTAAGTATGACCCATTGTGTAAAGGAATTTCTGATCTTGCTATTCCGGTCCACCCTATCACTAAAACATCAACATCCTGATTTAGATGAAGATGCTGAATGGATGTTCTAAAAATTCTGTCATTGCTGCCGCCACCAATTGCAAGATTATGTACATTGGTGTTTAACATTTTGCCTAACCGGCTCGGCCAGGCCATTGTTTTATCACCTAAACAATATCCTTCGGTGAAACTACATCCATTAGCCACCAGTGACATCAACTGGACCTTGATAAAATTCAACAGATAACTTCGACATCACATTATTATATAAATTATCTGGATCTAAACATTCTCCCGAATCTGTAAAATCACAGGCTTGATTAAGTTGCCAACTGCGATCATCTTCAGTGAAGTTATTTTGACGTTCAAATTTAATAATTTCAGCAGCAATTTTACAACTATGATTTAATTCTATTGGTTGAAAATTTGCTTGGTTTGTTGTTTGTATTGCTTCGATGAGGCTGCTAGATGGCATTTTTTTATTCACTCGAAAATATAGATCACACATAAACTCTACATCAAATGTCTGTTCAAAATTTATGTTATAATCGTATAAGTTAAAAGCTCTTGCTATAGCATCGTCAGATGCCCAGTTAGAAAACGAATAATACAATCTGTCAAGAATTTTACGGTTTGTCACATGAAGATTTTGAAATCTTTCTGGTAGAACTGTTATCACGTTTTTTTGATAAAACAACAAGAAATGCCGATCTAACATATCAAGAGTTGTATGGATGCATATTTTGGTATCAGGAAACGACGATATAATTTTCTGATCAAACTCATGCAATTTTACATACTCGGGTTCTAGGTGAGCTCCAACATCAAATAAATTATTCAACAATTTATTTTGCAGAACAGCAGCAACGAATCCTAGTCTAGATCCGGGATGCCCGTGTATAAGGAGATTCACGATACTTCAGATCGACCATTTCCAACATCGGTGCTACGCACCCACATGCCACTCTTAGCGATGGCTTCTTCTTGTTCCCAGGTCTCCATTACTACATGTCTACATACATTTTGGAACCAACGGTCCACAATCTCGGCATCAGTATCGTCCTTCTTGATCATGTATCCGGCCTTGACCAAGCGAGCCACAAAGATCTCGTTCCAGTCCAATTCAAATGCACCTTGATGCAAGTTATCTAGATCCACATCCAGACTTACGATGTTCACATAAGGCTCTTTTTTGTCTGTGGCAATCTCTTTAGCAGTCTTAGGTTGTTCTTTAACTTTCTTTTCTCGGGGTGCAGGAGGTTCTACAGGCGTTGGTGCAGCAGCCAATAATACCTCTAATGCTTCTTCTTTTGCTTTTCCACCAAATAATCTATCAAACAGTCCCATCATGTGCCCCATTCGTTCTTGAATAGTGGCACTTGGAGTCGATCACTGTACCGCCATCCTTTTCGCATTGCCATTTCTGCCACTGCCCTATTATTAAGAGTGTACACCCGTTCAACACCACCAACAGGCATAATATACACAGGCCCCGTAAACCCCCCAGCACGAAACTCTTCCACGGCTCTTTCAGCATCAATCAAATCCTCTTCTGTTGAGATCACAAACTTCAAATATGCTGTGCCGTATTGTTCATATTCACGCACAACTTCCGGACAGATAGCATCTGACCATAACTCACCTGAACATGGCAGTTTAGCACTTACTGAGAATGTGATTTCTCGCCGCCAGTGATCATCCCGATCCCATGCTAACAAATAGTCTTTAAACTCGGCTGTTAGTTTCTGAGTGCCATTGGTCTCGAATGTAATCTCTTTCAATCCTGCCATCTTGGGATGATCCAGCAAGTCCGGATATTGTTTCTGCCAACCCAGCAATGGCTCACCGCCTGTGATCACTAGATGTTCGTCGCGCCATTCCTTGTGCGGTAGCGTATCCACAATTGAGTCGGCAATCGCATCAGTATCAAGCACAGGAGACAGATGCTTAAACCTAGGATCCCAACTAGCATAACTGTCACACCCTGTAGATACCAAAGGCAGCGTTTTGTAATCCGTGTAAAGATCGGGGTCGATGTTGTTTGCTTCTTCACTGGTTTCTCCTCGTGCCATGCCAAAGCCTGCACATTTAAAGTTGCATCCAAATGTGCGTAAGAACACTGACGGCACACCCATGTATCTGCCTTCTCCTTGAATGCTGTAGAATAGTTCTGCTATTTTGATCTTGCTCATATTTTTCGTGCTTTAACTAACAAATGCCAACCCAAGTATTCTTTCACTGCTGCTCGCATGTCTTCGGGCATGGCAGCAAACCAAGGCTCTAGTTCGTATTCGCCTGCGCGGTACTTAGGTACATTATACATGAAATTATGATCTTGTCTAATCCTTAGGACTTCAAATTTGCCATTTAGCAAATCATATATTTCTTCTTTACTGTATGCTTTGGCATATGGGCAACCTGCCTGTGCTTCAAACTGGTCCAGACCTTTCTGGATCATAGCATACTTCCATGAGTTCTTAGCATATACCAACATACGGAACTCGCCATTGGGTAACAAGGCATCATGTATGTTATCTAAACATGCAGTCATATCCGGATAGTGATGCAGCACACCGCAACTATACACAAGATCAAACTGCCCCAGCAGAGCCACGGCCGCCTGGTTGGCAGCATCCATCACATGAAACTCTCCGGTGAGACCAAACAGTTCAAACCGTTGCCGACTCATGGCCACCGATTCTGCTGAGAGATCAATACCCACATATTCAGCACCATGCCGTGCAAATTCTACAGCATCAGACCCAATGCCTGACCCAATCTCCAACACACGTTTGCCACGCCACTGATGGAAGCTGGCAAAATCACGCAGATGTGGTTCTACAAAGAACCTTCGTTCGGTGACTTCATTCCAATATTGTTCGGTTCCGGGTTCACTGAGACTGTGCTTGACATTGCAAGGTTGTGTGTTCCAGTATTGTTTGATTTTTTCTACAAGTTCATTAGCCAAGTTCTTCGGGGCTCCATTGTTTCATTAGATTTTTTTTGTCTAACTTTAT